GAGGCCCTGGTCGGGTGTGTTCGGAGCGCACTCCAGGCGCCAGAGGGCTATGAATTCCGAGTGGCGGACCTGGCGTCGATCGAGACCGCGGTGATTGCCTGGATCACAGGTTGCGAGCCGTTGTTGGGCGTGTTTCGCCAGGGCCTTGATCCGTACAAGGTGTTCGCCACGCATCTGTTCAACAAGCCGTACGAGGAAGTGACCCGGGCGGAGCGCGGGTTCTGCAAGCCGCCGGTTCTCGGCTGCGGCTACCGGCTGGGCGGCGGCACGCTGCTGAACGGGGTGCGGACCGGCTTGTGGGGCTACGCGGAGGCGCTCGGGGTCGACATGACCCGGGAGGAAGCGCAGCGGGCCGTCGGCGTCTACCGGTCGCAATACCCAGAGGTCGTCGACTTCTGGACCGCCCTGGAGAACGGCGCGCAGCGCGTCATGGAGTCAGGGGGAAAGACGAAGGTCGGGCCTTTGACGTTTGAGCGGCGGTCGCCGTTCCTGCTGCTGCGGCTGCCGTTGAACGATCGGCCGCTGTTCTACTATCGGCCCGCGATGGGCTGGCGGCGGGTGTTGTCCGGCCGGATGGTCGAGAGGCAGTCGCGCGGCTGGGACCTGGATGGAGCGCCAGAGGGCGAGACCATCATCGTAGAGGACACATGGATGGCCTACGGGCTGTCCTATTCCGGGAAGAATCAGAAGACCCGTCAGTGGTGTCGAATCGACACCCATGGCGGGAGAACAATCGAACAGGCGACCCAGGGACTGGCGCGGGACATCCTGGCAGTCGGCATCAAGCGCGCACACCAGGATGGTTTCACGGTGATCGGCCACTCGCATGACGAGGTGGTGACGCTGCAACGGAAAGACGACCACTGCCACACCGCGGAACGGTTGGCCGGTCTCATGACGGCACCGATCCCGGGGCTGGAAGGGCTGCCGCTCGGCGCTGCGTCTTTCGTCTCGGATTACTATCGAAAGGATTGACATGGACGCCTGGCTGGAAAAACTTGAAGCGGAAGGCGTGGACTTTCACGGTTTGTATCGCGTGTCCATCACGGCGTGGCGGTGCACGCTTCGGACCCGGGTCCCGACACCTCTCGGAGCGCCGCTGGGCGATTGGCGATATCACGAGTGCTACGCCGAGTCCTGGGAGAAGGCGATCGTCGGGGCGCTGACGTATGCGAAATCGAAGGCGCCGGACTTCGCGACAGAAGCCTGGCAGAACGCATGGGACCGCGACACCATCGCGATGATGCGATGACGCCGGTTCAGCGAATCCGCGCCTATGAAGCGGCAACCGGGTGGCTGGACACCCTCTGGGTCCATGCGACCTCGGAGTGCATCCTGGGCCACTGGGTTCTCGGCAACGACTACCGGGTGAAGTCCGGCTATCACGGCGGCTACCCGGCGACGTACCTGCGCCGCATCAAGGCGCTGTTTCCGGAGAGGCAGAGGGCGTTGCACCTTTTTTCTGGAAAGGTCGACATCGAGGCTTTTCCTGGGGTGACTTGCGATCTGAACCCCGCGTTGGAACCGGACTACATCGACAACGCTGAGACACTGGAAAAAGTCCCGCTCTACCAGTTCGATATTATCCTCGCCGACCCACCGTACACAGGCGAGGACGCCGACCGCTACGGCACGCCGATGGTCAACCGCGGCAAAGTCATGCAGGCGTTGACGCGGGTGCGAGCGGGGGCAGCAGTGGTTTGGCTGGATATGACACTGCCGATGTACCGCAAGGCGGACTGGCGTGTTCTGGCGCGGATCGGGGTCACACGCTCAACCAACCACAGGTTTCGAACGGTCACTGTGTTCGAGAGGATGGGGCGCAGCACGGAAGGGGACGAACTGTGAGACGGGGCACGCAGCATACGCCGGAATCTAGGGCCAAGATATCAGCGGCCAAGAAGGGCAGACGGCCCACCCCGGAAACCAGGGCCAAGATGTCGGCGGCCAATATGGGCAGGAAGCACTCACCGGAAACCAAGGCCAAGATGTCGGCGGCCAAGATGGGCAGGAAGCACTCACCGGAAACCAAGGCCAAGATGTCGGCGGCCAAGATGGGCAGGAAGCACTCACCGGAAACCAAGGCCAAGATGTCGGCGGCCAAGATGGGCAGGAAGCACTCACCGGAGAGCAGGGCCAAGATATCAGCGACGCAGAAAGCCAGGCGTGCGAGAGCAACATGAGAGACGACCTGCGGAGCGCATGGGAAGCGTTCGTCAAACCGGGGCTGGTGCTGCTGGATCAGCAGGGCTTCCAGGTGTCGCAGGAATTGGCGGCCTCTGTGCTGGCGTCGGGCTACGTTCTGTCGAGGTATCGACTTCGGCGCTTCCGGTACGCCGAGGAGCGCGGGTTTTGGCGGGTCGCTCCTCCCGCGGTCAACGTCGTACGCGATCCCCGGTTTTCGCTGTCGGCCGAGCGACTGTGCTCGGTTTTGGTGCTTGACCATCGCCGGCACGCGGAGTTGCACAAGGCGGTGGAGTTCAACGACGCGCTTGCGGCATGCCTGGAGGCGTTCCGAGCGGCCGCGGTCCGAGACGTGATACCACCTGTGGCCGATGAAGAGGCGCTGCGTGTGTTGTGTGCGAACCGACGGCAGGACCCTCCATGGCCGGTCGGCGTCTGGCAAGAGTCGCTGTCCGTGGTGCGTACGCCATGATCGATCTCCGTCACGGCGATATGCTCGACGTGCTGCGGGTCGCGGCCAGGGCCGGCGAGCGTTGGCACGCCTGCATCACCGATCCGCCGTACCATCTGACGTCGATCTCGAAGCGGTTCGGGGTCGAGGGAGCGGCGCCGGCCAAACATGGCAAGGATGGGTCCTTCGCCCGGTTGTCCAAGGGTTTCATGGGCAAGGTGTGGGACGGTGGGGACATCGCCTTCCGGCCGGAGACCTGGCGGGCGGTGTGGGACGTTCTGCACCCGGGCGCCTACCTACTGGCGTTCGGCGGGAGCCGGACCGCACACCGGATCGCCGTGGCGATCGAGGACGCCGGGTTCGAGATCAGGGACACGCGGCTCTGGCTTTACTCTACCGGGTTCCCGAAATCGAAGAACGGCGGCCCCGGATGGGAGGGCTACGGCACCGCCTCGAAACCTGCCTATGAGCCGATCATCGAGGCCCGCAAGCCATTGGGCGGCACGGTCGCGCAGAACCTCGCGAAATACGGCTGCGGGGCGTTGAACATCGATGCCTGTCGAGTTCCGGCGAGAGACAAGACGCCGGCCCCAGTCGGCCAGTACGGCAGATCGGCGATCGGACCGACTGGACACACGGGAATCCGGAACGGAGCCGCAGACGATCTAGGACGTTGGCCCCCGAACATCATGCACGACGGCTCCGACGACGTGCTTGCTGCGTTCGCGGCCTTCGGCGACCGCCCGGGGCAGATCGCCCACGCGCGCACCGACGGCGCGCGGCAGTCTTCGGTGGCGCTCGGCGACAAGCGGGCGGTCTCGACGAACCCCGTGCCACGAGAGGATTCCGGCACCGCGGCCCGGTTCTTCCCGACGCTCGGCTTTTCCGAGGACGACAGGCGGTTCCACTACTGCGGCAAAGCGCGGAAGAGCGAACGGCACGGAAGCCTGCATCCGACCGTCAAACCATTGAGCCTGATGCAGTGGCTGGTGCGGCTCGGCGTGCCGCGCGGCGGCAGGGTTTTGGACCCGTTCGCTGGCACGGGGCCGACGCTGGAGGCCGCCAGGCTGGAAGGCTTCTCTGCCACCGGGATCGAGGCGGAGAGCGAGTACATCCAGGACGCGCTGCGCCGGTTGGGCTCGGTCGACCTGCGGACCGGCCCTTGGGGTCTCTCCCTGGCGGACGCCTTGGCCCGCAACCGGGCGGCGTGGGAGGCGACCGGTGTCAGGGTGGCCGGGTGATCGCCGTCGTCTGGAATCTTCGGTCGAACGGTTGGCCTGTACCAGGGCCAAGCGGGCTGGGTGGAAGGTGGTGAAGGACGGCCAGAAAGGGCGCCCGGACCGCATTTTTACGCGGGCCGGTGTTCGGGTCTGGATCGAGTTCAAACGACCCGGCGAATGCCCACGGCCGTTGCAGGAGGTCCAACACACGCGGCTCCGAGCGCAAGGCGAACTGGTCTACGTTTGTACCTCGGTCGAGGAGGCCGAGGCCGCCCTGCAGGACGCTTGCTTGCAACGAGCCTATGCGGCCGGCTTGGCGCGACAGGGGGCTGTCCTGTGAGGCACGAGAGCGACCTGAAGCCGTTCCAGTTGGGCGGCGTCGAGTTCCTGCATCGGCACCCGTTTGCCGCATACTGGCTTGATCTCGGCCTGGGCAAGACCGTCACCGCCCTCACAGCCTTCGCTCGGCTGAAACAGGAAGGCCGGGTCCGGCGGGGGTTGATTTCTGCCCCTCTGCGGGTTGCGACTACCAACTGGCCGACGGAGATCGGCAACTGGTCCCATCTGGCCCACCTGACGCACACAGTGATCCGGGCGACAGACACCCACCCACGGGCGATCGAGGCCAGGGCCGTCGCCAGGTCTGCGGCACGGCGCCTGCGGCTGCCGAGCAAAGAGGTCGCCAGGATCAGCGCGCAGGCCGGCAAGCGGGCCGAGGAAGTGGTTCGCCTCGATCTGCTGCGCGAGGATACCGACCTGCATATCATCAACCACGAGCGAATCCCTTGGATCGTCGACCACTGGCGCGAAAACTGGCCTTATGACGTGCTGATCTATGATGAGACCCAGGGCCTACGTGATCCCAGCACTCAGCGGGTCAAGGCCCTGGTGGCGCTGCGCCGTCGGGACCTGTTGCGCCGCATGTGGCAGATGACAGGCACGCCGGCCCCAGAGGGCTATGAGGGTCTGTTCTCGCAAATCTGGTTGCTCGACAAGGGCGAACGGTTCGGCCGGTTTGTGACGCACTTCCGAGACCGGTATTTCACGCGCAACGAGTACAACAGAAGCTACCTCTTGAAGCCCGGGGCCGCCGACCAGATTATCGACAAGATCAAAGACATCGCTCTTGTCATCAAGGCAGAAGACCATCTCGATCTGGAAAAGCCCGTCTTCGTCGAACGCAAGATCGATCTCGGCCCCGACCTGATGACGAAGTACAAGGAACTGGAGAACGATCTGGTCCTGCAAACAGCCGATGCCGAAATAGTTGCGGAAACTGCGGAGGCCAAAGCGCAGAAACTATTGCAGTTTGCCAGCGGCGCCGTGTACGACGACAGCGGCCGAGTTCATGCGGTCCACGACGTTAAAATGGACGAACTGCGCCAAGTGGTTGAAGAGGCCCAAGGCGCCCCGGTGATCGTGGCGTACTGGTTCCGTCACACGCTGGCCAGGTTGAAGAAGGCGTTTCCGGAAGGCCGAGAGATCGACAAGGAAGGCGAGGTCGAGAAACTTTGGTCGAAGGGGAAAGTACCGATGCTGTTCCTGCACCCGCGATCGGGTGGAACAGGGCTGAACCTGCAATATGGTGGGCACATATTGGTGTATTTCGACACGCCTTGGCCGTTGGAGAGTTACTTGCAAACCAACGGCCGGATCGCCCGACAGGGGCAGACTAAGGTGCCGACGATCGTGCACCTGATCGCCGCTGGAACAGCAGAGGAACGTATTGTGCCAAAACTGCGGCGAAAAGAGGCAGGGCAAAACTATCTGAAGGCGGAAGTGCAGCGTCTGCGGGCAGAGAGGTTGACGACATGACGGCAGGCGGGCGCCCCCGCGCAACGACTATCGATGCGACGACCATGCTTGAACAGGGCATGACGGCCCGCCAACTCGCGCGGGCCTTCAGCATGGACACCACGGCCGTTGCGCGCCGCCTGTCGGCGGTGGTGCCGTCGGGGCAACGGGACGGGCAACACATATGGCGGTTGCGGGACGCGGCTCCAGAACTGTGCGCGCCGCCGGCCGATATGGTCGCCCGGGTGATCCGCATGAACCACACCGATCTGCCGCCCAAGCTCCGCAAGGAGTATTGGGACGGCCAGAAAGCGCAGTTGGCCGTGCTGAACGAGGAAGGCCGCATCTGGCGGTCAGACGCTGTGCTGTCCTATGTCGGCGCGGCCTTCCGCAGCATCCGAATGCAGGTGGCGTTGATTCCGGACGTGCTGGCCAAGCGGGCGGAACTGACCGACGAACAGGCGCAGATCGTCCAGGAGGCGGTAGACGGCTGCCTGGCGGAAATCCGGGTCCAGTTGAAACACCAGTTCGACGGCCGGGAAGATGACATCGGGAAGTCGGCGACCAGCCTGTTAGAGCCGGTCCGCCAGGAGACAGAAGATGCCCTCTGACGCCCATCTGGCGTCGCTGTTCTCGGAGTTGGCGGACATCTTCGATCCGCCGCTCCGCCTCACGGTCTCGGAGGCGGCCGAGGCGTTCCGCTACCTGAACAACCCCGGGTCTTATGTCGGCCCGTGGCGGAACGCGGAGACCCCGTACCTCGTCGAGCCTGCTAACAGCCTGCGCTCCCGGTTGCTGTCTTCGGTCGTGTTCGTCGGCCCGGCCCAGTGCGGCAAGACGGATGGCCTGATCCTGAACTGGATCGTCCATATGGCCATGGTCGCGGCGGGCGACCTGATTATCTATTCGCCGACCGGTGCGATGGCCAAGGACTTCTCGATCCGACGGATCGGCCGAATGTTGCGGCACAGTGAGTCAGTCGGCGCACAGTTGTTGAAGGAGGCGTCCGCCGACAACCTGTTCGATAAGCAGTTCCGCAATGGGTCGATGCTCTCGCTGTCCTGGCCCACGGCCACGCAGTTCGCGGGTCGGCCGGTGATGCGGTGCGCTCTGACCGATTACGATCGCATGGCCAATGACATCGAAGGCGAGGGAGCGCCGTTTGACCTGGCCATGAAGCGCAACACGACGTTCGGCTCTTTCGGCATGACACTCGCCGAGTCGTCACCGTCGCGAGAGATCACCAATCCGCGGTGGGTTGCGGCCTCTCCGCACGAGGCCCCGCCATGCGAGGGCATCCTGGGGCTGTACAACCGCGGCGACCGTCGCCGGCGCTACTGGCGCTGCACGCGGTGCGAGGGATGGTTTCAGCCCACGTTCAAGACGTTGGAATGGGACCCGTCCGACTACGTTTCCGAGGCGGCGGCATCGACGCGCATGATCTGCCCACTGTGCGGCCACCGTATCGACTTCCGCGAGCGGGACAGTCTGATGGCCTCCGCCCGGTGGCTGCGCGACGGAGAGAAAATGATCGGCGGGTGGCTGACCGGCACACCTCGGCCGGCCTCGATCGCGTCTTTCTGGATGTTCGGGCCGGAGGCCCGTTTCACGACCTGGGCGAAGATGGTCGAGAAATACCTGCTGGCGGAGAAGGAGGTCGAGCAAACCGGATCAGAGGATGCACTTCGGACCTTCTGGAATACCGACGCGGGTGAGCCCTATGTCAGCAAGAAACAGCAGAACCAGCGGCTGCCGGAGGTCATCAAGTCTCGCGCCGAGTTCCTGTCGGAACGGGAGGTGCCAGAGGGGGTCCGGTTTCTCCTGGCGGTGATCGACGTGCAGGCGAACCGGTTCGAGGTTCAGATTTTCGGCATCCTGGCGGGGGAACCGTTTGACACCGTTCTCATCGACTCGTTTCCAATCGTCAAAAGCGAACGGGATGATGACGACGGAGACCGTCTCTGGGTCAAGCCGGCGACGTACCTGGAGGACTGGTTCCTGCTGGTCGACCAAGTGATCCAGCGATCCTACCCGCTCGCGGGCGACAGTTCGCGGCGGATGCGGGTCAAGGCGGTGGCGTGTGACAGCGGCGGGCCAGCCGGAGCTACGACTCTCGCCTACGAGTTCTGGCGCCGACTCCGCGCCGATGGTTTGGCCGGGCGGTTCCAGTTGGTCAAAGGCGAGTCGAAGCCGGGGGCGCCGCGCGCCAGGATCGGCTATCCAGATGCCACGCGGAAGGACAAGCTCACCGCGGCGCGCGGCGACGTGCCGGTGCTGTTCCTCAATTCCAACACGATGAAGGACATGCTTGCCGGGCGGCTGGAGTGCGTTGAACCGGGGCGCGGGATGTTCCGCGTGCCGGCCTGGTTGCCGGACTCGTACTACACCCAACTTTGCGCCGAAGTTCGAACAGAGAAAGGGTGGGAGAACCCCGGCCGGTACCGGAACGAAGCGTGGGACTTGGGGTACTATATGCTCGGCCTCGCGGTGTCGCCGCTGATCTCGGCGGAGAAATTGGATTGGTCGAACCCGCCCGGATGGGCCGCCACGTGGGATAAAAACGACCTGGTTTTCGTGGCAGGGAACGACTCCTTTGCACCGGAGCGCAAACCAGCCTATGATTTCCGTGGGCTGGGCCAGAGTTTGGCCGGGATGGATCGAAGGTAGGCGATGCCGACAACCTCGCAACTGCTGACTCAGGCGGAGGCCGCGTACCACCAGTTGGTGACCGGCAAGGCGCCGCGCGTGGTTGTAGACCAGAACGGCGAGCGCGTGGAGTACAACACCGCCAATCGAGACGCCTTGCGTGCGTACATCGAGGAACTGCGCGCCAAGGTCGTCGATCCGTCGACCAACGTCATGATCCGTAGGCCGATGACGGTATGGTTCTGAACATCGACATTAACTCCGGAGCGCCCACGTCCGCGCTGGGCGGGTTGGAAGGTGCCAGCACCAATTCGCGGCGCATGGCCTCCTGGATCGCGCCCACCGGATCGGCGGATCAGATTATCAACCGAGCGAAGCCGACAGCGGACGATCGAGGGCGAGACCTGGCGCGGAACGACGCGACGGTCGCCAATGTCGTCTCCACGCACCGGAACAGCATCGTTGGCGCGCGCTACGACCTGAATGCCAACCCGGATTGGGAGACTCTGGGCGCGACAGAGGACTGGGCGGAGGAGTTCCGCCGTGTGGCCGAGGCCAAATTCGGGCTGTACGCCGAGAGTCCGCAGGCATGGATCGACGCGGGCCGCCGCTGGACCCTGACGGAGTTGTTGCGCCTCGGCGTGGCGTCGCAAGTGCTGTTCGGCGAGGCGATCTTGGTGGCCGAGTGGCTGCGAGATAGCGACCGTCCGTATCGCACGGCGCTGCAGAAGGTGGCGCCAGCGAGGCTGTCGAACCCGTACAACGTCATGGACGGGCCGAGCCTTCGCAGGGGCATTGAACAGGACCGCCGCGGCCGCCCGCTCGCCTACCACTTTCGGCGCGCACATCCGGGAGATTTCGCGGCCGGTCAGGACGCCTACAGTTGGCGCCGGGTCGAGGCACAGACGCCATGGGGCAGGCCGCAGGTGTTGCACGTCTACGAAGCACTGGAAGCCGGGCAGAGTCGCGGACTCGCCGATCTGGTTGCCGTTCTGGAAACCTTGAAAATGACGAAGGATTTCCGAGGCGTGACCCTGGAGAATGCCGTCGTCAACGCATCGTACGCCGCCGCTATTGAGTCGGAGTTGCCTGCTGAGGTTATCGTCGCGGCGATGGGCGGCGGGACCGGTGCAGCCGCCTGGATGGACCCGGTTGGCGTGTACCTGAACAGCTTGAGCGAATATGCCGGAGAGGCGAACGCCCTTCGGATGGACGGGGTTCGCATCCCGCATTTATTCCCGGGCACCAAGCTGAATTTGAAGCCAGTCGGTACACCGGGGGGCGTGGGGACAGATTTCGACGCGGCGCTGCTGCGTCACGTGGCGGCGGGTCTAGGGCTTTCTTACGAAGAACTGTCGAAAGACTACTCGAAGACCAACTATTCTTCTGGGCGATTGGGCGGCCAAGCCACGGAACGGTTCATGGCAGCCCGGAAAAAGGGCACTGCGGACCGCATGGCGTGGTTCGCCTACACCTTGTGGGTCGAAGAGGAACTGAACTACGGCGATTCGCTGCCTCGTCTGCCAGGTAAATCGCGCCGCGGCACGTTGCGGGCGTTCTATTCGCCTCTCGGGCGCGAGGCCTTCTGCCGGGCGACCTGGATTGGTGCGAACGCTGGTCAAATCGATGAGATGAAGGAGACCCAGGCGGCTCTCATGCGAATCCGGGGCGGACTGTCTACCTTGGAGATCGAGTGCGGGCGGCTGGGCCGGGACTATCGTGAGGTCTTGAGGCAGATGGCGAGAGAGCAAAAATTGGTGCAATCTCTCGATTTGGAATTGGACCACGACGCCACCCGCAAGGGCAAGGGCGAACAGCAACAGACGTTGCGCGGCGACGCGGAGGACGATGAATGAGCGCCCGATTGTTCGATCGGCTGGCCACAACGCTGCAGGCCCAGCCCGTCTACTTGGCCACTGCCGACGAGTCGGGCGTGCAGCGTGCGCTTGTGGCGCTGGCGGCGGACAAGCCCGTCGATCATCAGGCGCTACGCGCGGAGACCGAGGCAGCCTATGGCAGTGACGGCCTGTCGGAGAAACCGTTCGTGTTCGCGGCCGGGGTCGCGGTGGTCCCGGTTCACGGGCTGCTGATCAACCGCTTTCTTGGCTCCTGGGGCTTCATCACCGGCTACGAGCATGTCCAACGGATGACAGAACTGGCGGAGAGCGATCCGGACGTTCGTGCCATCCTGTACGACATCCACTCGCCGGGCGGGTTGGCGACGGGCACGCTGGAGACCTGGCAGACGATTCGCGCGGCGAAGAAGCCAACCGTGGCCATGGTCGACTCGGCGGCCTATTCGGCGGCCTATTTCCTGGCCTCGGCGGCGAAGAAAATCTACATCACACCAACCGGCGGCGCGGGGTCGATCGGCGCCTATCGGATGCGAGTCGACTTCACCAAGGCGCTGGAGACTGAAGGAGTTAAAGTCGACATCATTTTTGCCGGGGCGAACAAACTGGACGGGCACCCGATGACGGAGATGTCCGACGAAGAGCGCGCTCGGCACCAAGCATCCGTCGACGAGGCCTATGAAACCTTTGTTCAGGCCGTGGCGACTGGACGACGGTTGGCACCCGAATCAGTGCGAGCCACAGAGGCCGGGTGTTTTGGCGCGGCGGAGTGCTTGCGCCTTGGACTTGTTGACGGTATCATGGGCGCCCGAGACGCCTTAGCAGCGATGGCGAGGACAGAAAATATCATGTCGGCAACCGAACCCAACCCGATCGTCAACGTGGCAGAGGTCCGTGCCGCGGAGCGCCAGCGTTTCAACGGCATCATGTCGTCGGAAGCGGCGAAGACACGTCCGATCCTGGCGGCGTATCTGGCAGGCGAGACCGAACTGACGGTCGAGCAAGCGCTGGGAGTGCTCGCTACCGCTGAGAAGGACAAGCCGATCGTCGCCGCAGCGGAGGAAAACCCGCTGGAGGCCGCCATGAATCGGCAGGGTTCGCCGAACGTGGGGGACGATCCTGACACCGATACGCAGCCGGCCCATTTGGCCGCGGCGCAACGCATCCTGAGCGCGCACCGCGCGGCGACTGGAATTTCGCACGTCACCAAGCAGTAAGGGGCGACCATGACCACTGTACTCGACTCCGATCTGGCGAATGGTGACACCAGCGCCGGCTCTTTCACTCCAAGCCAGTTCGTGCTGGGCGGCCCGCTTCTGACGCAGCCGGTCGTCGTGCTGACGGGAGAAAACCTGCCGAAGTATGCTGCGATCGGGCTGAACACCGCCGGCAAGGCGGTCGCGTGGGACCCGACCGCTTTGGCCCGAACCGGCGACCGGTTCGCTACAGGCGTCTTGACCTTCGGCGGTCAACCGACGGCCGACGACACGCTGACCATCAATGGGCACGCGATCACCTTTAAGGCGAGCGGCGCGACCGGAGCGCAGGTCAACATCGGCGGTACGGCAACGCTGACCGCCACGGCGGTTCTGACCTATCTGAACGCCAACACTTCGACGGTCGCCGTCACCGCTCGCCAGAACGGCACCCGGCTGACGCTGGAGGCCAATACGGCCGGGGCGGTTGGCAACGCTGTCACCCTCGCCAAGTCTGGGGACTACCCCACTCTATCCGCTGCGACCCTGACCGGAGGCGCCGATGACACTTCGGTCCCCGCGGCTGAGTCCACTTTGGCCGGGTTCCTGGCGCAAGCAGTGAACGCCACTTCGGCCGACGTATCGGGACCGGCCTTCATGGGCGGCACCTTCAACTACAACTTGATCGACTGGGGGGACCATGAACCCGCCTCGATCTACGCCGCACAGTCTGCGTGTGTCGGGACCAAGTTGACGGTCTCGGTGCCCGGCGAACTGGCTTCGGTCTGAGGAGCGCACAATGGAAATCTACGACACCCGGACGCTCCTTGAAGTCATTCGCGTTCAGAAGCCGCTGACGCCCTACTGGCTCCAGTGGTTCCCGCGCGAGATGACCTTCGACACGATGGACATCCAGTTCGACCAGGTGGTCGACATGCGGTACATGGCGCCGTTCGTGGCACCGAACGTGCAGGGCCAGGTCATGCGGGAGGTCGGCCACACGGCCAAGACCTTCCGACCCGCCTATATCAAGGCGAAACACCCGATCACCCCCGGTCGCGCGCTGCCCCGTCTGGCGGGCGAAGCCCTCACCGGTGAACTCTCTCCGCAACAGCGCCTCGACGCCCTGGTCGCCGAGAACATGCGGATGGAACGCGAGGCGATCGAGCGCCGGTGGGAGTGGATGGCCGCCAAGGCGATCATCGACGGTCAGGTCACTGTTTCCGGTGAGAACTATCCATCCGTCACCGTGGCATTCGGCCGGCACGCCAATCTGTCGGACACCAAGTTGACCACCGAGCGGTGGTCACAGTCGACCAGCACGCCGCTGGCTGACATCGACGAGATGCGGACGGAGGTATTCACTCGGGCGCGGTCGTCGATCAACCGGCTGACGTTCGGGACGGACGCTTGGACGTATTTCTCTCAGCACGCCGACGTGGTTGATCTTCTGTCGACCCAGAAGCGCGGAAGCGACACCGATTTCTCTCTGGTTTCACCGGACCCTGGACCGTTCGAGTTCATGGGGATTCTGCAAGGTCCGGGAGGCATCGGCCGGCTGGAACTGTATCGGTACCACGATCAGTACGACGCCGACGACGGCACTGCAACGGATGTTCTGGACACCAATACGGTTGTCGGAACCGGGCCGGGAATCCAGGGCGTACGTTGCTACGGCGCAATCATGGACTTGGACGCGCTCATGCCTCTGTCCATTTTCCCCAAGATGTGGAAGGAACAGGACCCGTCGGTGCTGTACACGATGGCACAGTCGGCGCCGCTGATGGTGCCGGCCCAGCCCAACGCCTCCTTCAAGATCAAGGTGCACTGATATGCCGATCCTGGTCGCGATCCAGAGCATCACAACCAGTCGGGACGGTCGTCGGGTCAAGGTCCGGCCGGGCGACGCTTTCGAGTTCACCGACGAGGAAGCCGGGTCGCTGATGGCGCTCCGGCCGGAGGTGGTCCGGGCGCCGCTTTACGAAGCGCCTCCGCCCGCCCCGCCGCCCGTCGTGGAGGTGGCGCCCGTTCCGGCCGCACAGCCTGCCCCGGCGACGCGATCGGCGGCGAGGGCTGGCGCCGCGACCAAGGGGGACGAACTATGATCCGGCGCGCGCTGTGCGAGGTGCGTGTGACACGCAATCGTGTGGAGACAGTCGTTCATCGCGGAGAGTCATTCGATTTCACCGAGGCGGAAGTTGATTCGATTCTGTCGGCCAGCCCGCGCGCACTCGCTCCTGCCGCCGAGGCGCCCGCGCCCGAGGTCTATCAGACCCAGAAAACCGGGCAGTCGGACGACCTGTGACGGATTGGGCGGACGCCAAACGCGATGCAAGGGCCGCAGTACATGCGGCCTTTGCTGTTTCTGCGCGCTATCTTGACCCGTTGCTGGCGGCCCCTGTGGCGATCACTGCCCGTTGGCATGCCAAGGGGTTGACGGCCGCCGGAGACATGGGGAGCGAAGGGTTCGCCGAGATCGTGACCAGGCCGGATCGGCTGCTGTTCTCGCGAGAAGAATTGACGGTTGCCGGAGTGACTTTGCGGCACAACGGTCGAGTAGAACTGACTGACTACGGCATCGAGGTATTGGTCCTGGACGTCGAGGAGCCGCAGGACGGGCCGGATCGTATTGTCTGGACTGTCAGCCGGGCCTCACCGGGTCGGGGCACATTCACGTGACCGTCGAGATCGAACTTGGTGGAGTGCCCCGTCTCGCGGAGTACTTTCGCGACGCGCCGAAGGTGACTCGCCGGGCTGCTTCCATGGCGATCAACCAAACCGCCATTCGGGTCGGGCTGGGCCGCGCGCGTGCCGAGATGTTGCGAGAGACGGCGTTCCCCCGCGGCTACCTGAACGACCCTTCCAGGTTCGGGTTGCGAAAACAGGCCAAACCGGAAGACCTGGAGGCCGTTATTTTCGCCCGGACTCGCCCGACATCCTTGGCGCGGTTTGCAAGGTGGGGGGCGACTCGGACGGCCGGCGCGACGGTGACAGTTAACCCGGGCGCCCCGAAACAAATCAAACAAGCGTTTCGGGTCAACTTGCGCTCCGGGAACGTCGGTCTCGCGGTCCGAGTCGGGCCGGGAGGGGAAGTCCGCAACCGCAAAGTGCCCGCCAAGGTATTCGATTCCGGGATCGCGCTGTTGTACGGCCCATCGGTCGACCAGGTGTTCCGGGACGTTCGGCACACGGTTGCCCCAGAGGCCATGACCGCGTTGCAGACCGAATTTCTACGCCAGTTCGTGCGGCTGAGCCGCACATGAAGGGCATGCCGAAAACTCTGGGAATTCTGCGCGCGCTCACCGCGCTGATCGAGGGCGTCACCCACGGGAACGGTTACGAGTACGACCTGCGCGGCGCGGTGTTTCGCGGCCGGACTCGATTCGGTGCGGAGACCCGGCTGCCGTGCGTTTCGCTATTGGAGGCGCCGCAAACCGAAGATCAAGCCATTCTGTTCGCGGGCGAACTGGGTCGCCACACCGTCACCCCGTGGTTGCTGCTGGTCCAAGGGTTTGTCGCGCAGGACCCGGCGCATCCAACCGATCCAGCCTATCCGCTGATGGCCGCGGTGACACACCGATTGAGCCGGGCCGTGGCGACCAAAGGAAACGGGCAACCGGTTGACCCGGACAACTATCTTCTGGGCCGCAGAGTGTCCAACGTGAACCTCCGCGCGGGCGTCGTCAGCGGCCCGCGAGAAGGAATCAGCGATCACGCCTTTTTCTACCTGCCGCTTGTGGTAGAATACCCCCACGATCCCGAACACCCCTTCGAGGAGTGACACCATGCCGACAGCAAACCAGACCCTCGGACGGGGGAAGGTCTATTTCAATCGGTTCGTGACCGGCACCTTGGCCGGCCCCGGAGAACGGTACATCGGGAATACGACCGAGATCACGATGACGACGGCAGTCGAAACGCTGGATCACTACTCCAGTGACTCCGGAGTCCGGGAGAAAGACATCTCGGTCGAAACTCAGCGGAACCGTACTCTGCGCATCACCACCGACGACATCAGTGCGGAGAACATCGCGCTGTTGCTCGGGAGCGACGCTCAGTTGCGAGCGACCGCCGGCATCACGGACGACGGTGATACGCTGACAGTCCAACAAGGCCTGTACTACCAGCTTGGCACTCGCGCCAGCCGGCCAGAGGGCGTCCGGAACGTGACCAACGTCATCGTCCGGGACAACAGCGGCGTGAAGGCGAGCGGCACGCTGACGTTCTCCGGCCAGCCTTCGGCTGACGGCACACTGACCATCAACGGTCACGTCATCACCTTCAAGGCGAGCGGCGCGACCGGAGCGCAGGTCAACCTTGGCGGAACGGCAACGCTGACCGCCCAAGCGGTCAAGAGCTACATCAACGACCATCCGGACGAGACCCAGGTGATCGCGACCGGGGCTTCAACCGTTCTCACTCTGACCGCGGTCACCGCCGGCGTCTGGGGAAATTCGCTGACCTTGGCGCGGAGCGGCTCCTACCCGGCTCTGTCGGGCGCTACGCTGACAAGCGGCGCTGACGGTGCGGCTATCCCTTCCGCTGACAACTGGACGGTCGACGCGGCATTGGGCCGGCTGTACATCGAAGAAGACGGGCAGATCGCCGACGGCAGTACGATCGCGGTCACCTATGACGTGACGGCGCACAGCCAATCGATCGTGATCTCCGAAAACCAGAAGGTTGAAGGCGCGCTCAGGTTCATCGCGGACAACCCGCGCGGCACCAATCGGATGTATTTCTGGCCCTACGTGCAGATGTCGCCTGACGGTGACCTGGCACTGAAGGGAGATACCTGGCTGTCGATCACCCTGCGGGGAGAGGTCATGACTCTGAACGCAAACACCAAGCAGGTGTACACGGACGCCTGACATGGCCCTCGCTGACTACACACCAGAGCGAGTGGTCGTAGCGTTCCCGGGCGGAGAGTTCTCTGTCCGGGCGCTTGGCGTCGGGGACCTCACTGTTGTTTTCCGAGCGTACATGGAAGACATGGAGGCGATCGCCCAGGTCCTGGAGACCAGGATCGGCGGACGGGTTATTACGAAGACCGCCGGGATCAATTTGGCGATGGATTTGATCCGACTCGCACCAGGGTCCATGGCCATGCTGATCGCCTTGGCGTCCGATGAACCGGCGGCGACGGAACAAGCCAAGGCCCTGCCGCTGCACGCGCAAGTGGCCGCCCTCGCTGCCATTGCCCGGTTGACGTTCGCCGACGTGGACGGCCTGGGAAATACCTTGGCGGCGCTCCTCCAGGCAGCCGGGGCGATAGTCCCGAGCGAGTTGCCGCCCCCCACATAGCCTGGTACTGGTCGCTTCGGGCGTGCGCCTCGCTCCTTATCGGGAACGGGTACCCCCCGAACTACGCCAATTCGATCCCTCTGGCCGTGTTGTGGTCCGAAACCCGGTTGGTGCAGCGTCGTATTCGCCAAGAGCAAGCAACCAGTGCTATTCTAACGCGCGCTGGCGGGATAGACGTGATGGCGGGCGGAAGCCATCTCAGCGACGCGCTGGAGAAACTGGATGGTTGATCGGGCAGACGTCGAACTTGCAATCCGGGTACGCGATCTCGCATCGGCCACGTTCGGCGAGGTGGAGAAAGCGGTCGAAAACCTGACAGCCGCGCTCGGGGACCAGATCGAACAGGCGCGGACCGGCAAGATTTCCATCGGCGAACTGCGTGAGAGCTTCGAGAAACTGCGCCAGGCGGAACAGGCGCTTCTCTCGCAACAAGGACTGATCGACCGGTTCAACCGCCAAACCGAGAAGCTGAAGCAGGCCACGGCGGCGATCGACGCGAACGCCGCTGCCACGGCCGCGCACGCCGCCAGGTTGAAGGACGGCGAAACCGCAACGAAGGCTTGGACCCGGGAGAACGCCCGACTGGAGTCGCAGAGTCAGCGCGGCGCGAAGGCGGCGGCGGAACTGACGGCCGATCTCGGACGAACCCAGGCTGCGCTACAGGCCGCGGGCGTAGATACGCGAGACCTGACAGCGGCCCAGACGGCGCTCCTGAACGTCTCGCGGCAAGTGGGCCAGGCCAAGACCGTCACCAAGGCGGCGATGGACGGCTATTCACGCAACGTCAGGATCGCGCGCGAGGAGGTGCGGCGGCTGGCCGAGGAAGAGCGCAAGGCCGCCGCCGCTGCCACTGTTGCCGAGCCTTCGGCGGCCACGGCAACAGGGGCGACGAGGCGCCGTGGCCGAGGCGGAGAGACCGGGCTATTCGGGTTGCGCGGGTTCGAGTTGCAGAACCTGGGCTACCAGATCAACGACGTTGTGACCCAGCTTGCCGGTGGGACCGGGATTGGTCAGGTCATCGGGCAGCAGGGCGGTCAAATCCTGCAAATCTTCAACCGTAACCTGTTCGACCTGATCGCGCTGATCCCACGCTTCGCTCCTGCCATCGCCGGTGCAACGGCTGCCATTCTCGCGTTGAACCGGGCCGCGGCAGACCGGGAGAGCACCCGGACGTTCCGCGCCGACCTTATGGCGACGACCAGCACCGCGGCGATCCAAGCCGAGCGGCTGACCGAACTGCGGCGGGCCGTGCAACTGTATGGTGTGTCGTGGGCAGACGCCGGTACGGCGATGCGCGAGGCGATCGGGGCCGGCGTGTCGCAAGACCGTCTGGGCGACATGCTGCGGACCGCCCAAGCGATCTCCGATCGGACCGGCGGTAAACTGCCAGAGATCATGCGCGGACTGACGGAGGGCTTCTCCGGCGGGTATGAAGCTCTCGTCAAACTGAATGAGCAGTACCAGTTCCTCGATCGCGCCGCCGCCCAGCGGCTGAAGGCCATGTTCGACGAGGGCAAGCAGGCGGAGGCCAACGCCGAGGCTTATACAATCCTGGCACAGAAGCAACAGGCAGCAGCGGAGATTGTGAACGGCCCGTGGACTCGGGCGATGCGGGAAGTCCTGGCGCTCGGCGGCGCCCTCAACGGGTGGCTGGCGAACACCGGACCGATCCAGGCGTACGGGCGCTATCTATCGTGGCTGGCGGGCAGGATTGGGGCCGTGGCCGGGGCCATGCGAGAACTCATCACGGACAGCCCGGCCGCCATGGAGAACCGGCTGGCTGACCTGGACGAGCGAATCGCCGGCATGTCGGAACGGTCTACCGGTCCGGTTGGAATGTCTTCCGAACTGGCCCGGCTGAAAGAGGACAGGGCCAAACTGGCGGCGGCGCTGGAGAGAGCCCGCAAGGAGCCGACATCCCCGATTGTGGGGATTCGGGACGTGGATACGATTCGCGCTGACGGAACGTTGGCCGCCCTGGACAGGCAGATCGAGGCGGCCGGAGGGCTGACCGAGGAACGGGAACTGGCGCTCCGGGTCGAGAAGGCCATCAACGAAGAGATGGCCAAAGGCCCACTGTCGACGGAAGCCAAGGCGGCATTGGAAGACCGCGTTCGGGCGTTGTACGACGCTGAAAAGGCGGCCAAGGCGCAGAAAGAGCACAACGAGCGTCTGCTGAAGTACGCACGGGAGAAGGCGGAAGCAGAAGATAAAATCAAGGATTTTCTGGAGAACCAGGAGCGGACGCAAGTCAAACTGGTCGCCAACGACAAGGAACGGGTCCGGCTGGCGGGTCAGAAGGCACGCGAGGAACTGCGCGCGCGAGGCGGCGAGTTCGTTACCGAGGACCAACTGAACCTCGCACAACGGAACGCCGAACGCGCGATGCAGGCTGAGATCGACAAGGCGGCGGCGACATCGGCCCGCCAAGAAGCAGCGGCGTCCCTGTCTCTGTTGAAACAGGCCAATGCGCTGCAAACCCAACTCGCCTCTCTGAGTCGGGCCGGCGGGAACCGTGCGTTTCAAGACCTGGAAAACCGGTTGCGTGCGATCGATGATCAGTTCGAAACCCTGACCAGGAACATCGCAGCCTACGAACAGGGCGGCGGCCGGTCGGTTGGCGGACAGTCCTTGGCGGCGTTCCGGGTGGACGCTGGCGCGGCGGCAGAGCGGGCCAAGCAGTACGAGACGATCAAGACCCAGGAAGAAGAGGTCAACCGCATCATCCAAGAGCGTAACGTTCTGATTCAGACCTACCAGGCGTTACAGCAGACAGGGGCTATCACCCAGACGGAGGCGCTGGAGAAGGTCAAGCAGGCGTACGAGACCTCCACGCCAGAGATCATTCTGGCCACGGCCAAACTGGAAGAATTGTTGGTGAAGGCGCGCGACACCAGCGCGATATCATCCTCGCAGTTCGATGTCATGACCGCGAAAATCCGGCTGTTCCGCGCCGAGGCGCAGTACGTCGATCCGCTGATGGCTAGCCTGGGGCGCAACATCGAGTCCGCGTTCAGCGGTTCGATCGTTTCCGGAATGCAGTCCGTCATCAGTATCATGGCCGACTTCGCCTCCGGGACGGCTTCGGCAGCGGACGTGTTCCGTTCTTTCGGCCGGGCGGTCCTCGGGGTCTTGAGCAACGTTGCCTCGGCGATCGCCAGCACCATCGTTCAATTCTACGCGCTGCGCGCGCTATCCTCTGTCGGCGGAGCACTGGGCTTCTCTTCTTTTCTGCCGATGTTGCTCGGACTGGGCGCGTCGGCCGCGGGCAGTTCGTTTTTCCAAGGCGGAATGTCGTCGCTGAACAACCTGGGGTTCTCCGGCATGCCGTCGGGGTTTCAAGGCGGGTTCCGCGTTATGCACACCGGAGGCGTGGTCGGAGACGGCGGTGTTCGCCGACTGTTGCCGCCGGGGCTGTTCCTTGGCGCTCCGCGTTACCACGGCGGGGGGATGGTAGGCATCCGCCCGGACGAACAAGCGGCGGTGCTTCAGAAGGGCGAGGAGGTGCTGACCCGAAGCGACCCCCGTCACCGAGAGAACGGCGGCGGAGGTGCGACCGCGATCCGCAATGTGCTGGTCATGGACCCGGCGGAAGTGGCTGGCGCCATGTCCGGCACCGCTGGAGAGCGGGTGATTCTGACCACGATCAAGAATAACGCCGCCTCGATCCGTCACCTGGTGCGGTCCTGATGCCGCTCGAAAGCATCCCACTGTGGACGACCCGGCCGGACTGGTCCCAGCCAGTGGTCGAAACTCTGGAATGGCGGACAGCGGTGCTGTCGTCTCGGACCGGGGCCGAACAACGTCAGGCATTGCGTCTCACGCCGCGGCGCTCCCTGGAGTTCACAGCCACCGTGCGGGGGAGCGCCAGGACGTATTTCCTCGGGTTTCTTGATAGGTACGGCGCCTCGGAATTCTACCTGCCGCTGTGGTACGAACCCGGTCAGTTGGTCCGGTCAGAGCACACAGGATCGCTCGACGCGCTGATCGACCGGGAGTCGGCGGAGACGGCCGCCGGAGAGGCGATCTGTGCAGCGCTGCCGACGCCCTACGGGTGGCCGATCGCGCCGGTGTCGTCTGGCGTGGCCAGCGGCGGCGCCACCCGGTTGACGCTGGGGGCGCCAGGTTGGTCCGCTGCGGCGCCCAAAGGCGCTCCAGTATTCTCCGTTGTTCGTGCCCGGCTGGACACGTCGGCGGTGTCCTGGACCAGGCACACGGACGATCTGGTGGTGGCTACGGTGCGAGCGGACTTGATGGGCGCGCAGCCGTGGGGAGGCGCGCCGGACCTGGACACCTACGCCGGCCTCCCGGTTGTTGACCTTCGGCCCAATGAGGGCCGGACACAGACCGGTGCGACCGCGCGGTTGCTGCTGGACTTGGACAATGAAACGGGGGCGCGAACGTGGCTGGACTTGGCGGACCGGGCGTTCCCGACCACCGGGGCGGGTCTGACCCGCGTGTTGCGCGGACCGGCGGAGGAGTTGCGGTCCCTGTTGTACCTGCTGCGAGGGCGCGTCGGACAAGCGTGGTTCGCATCGCCGTTGGCCGACTTTCGGTTGGCGGTGTCAGCCGAGACCGGTGACAACCAGCTTGTCGTCAGCCGCGGTGGCTATGCCGACCACGGTGGCCCGACAGAAGACAACGACAGAATCATGGTCCGGCTTCGAGACGGCACTAAATACTACCGGCAGATCACCGGCGCGGCGGTCGTAGACGGGGGCGAGACCGAACTATTGACGCTTGATTCCGGTTTCGATCTGGGACTCGATCCCTCCAAAGTGCAACGGATCGGGTTCCTCGTTCCAGGCCGGCTGGATCAGGATCGCTTCGAGATCGCCCATGTGACCGATACAGAAGGTGTGTGCGAGACCGCGGTGGCGATCAAGCGCGTGCCCGTGCTACGATCGGCGGCAGGGTGGAATCCGCTGCCCTTCCCTGATGACGGTCCGCTATGAGCACGGCTGAACGGGACATCTCGAACTTCGACGGGCAACCGATCTCGCTGTACGAGTTTCGGCGGACCACGATTCCCACGACCACAGGGGTCCCGGTGACGACGTACTACCGCTATACGAACGCGGACCAAGACATAACGTTCGACGGCGACGTATATACGGCGATCACTATATCCGACGACGGGATAAAGCAGACAGGGAGCGAAGTTTCGGATGAATTGCGGGTCACTCTGCCCGCTGATTCCACGATCCCTGACCTGTTCCTGGTGGCCCCGCCGGAGGACCCGATTCACCTGACCATCCGTCGCACGCATCACGGCGAGACGGACGCTTTTCTCGCCTGGGTCGGGGTGGTCGCGCAGGCGTCAAGACCGGACGATCTGAGAGCGGTTTTGCTGGGTCAGACAATCAGTTCTGATCTGAACCGCGGAGGTCTTCGGATGGTGTGGCAACGTGGTTGCCCTCATGCGCTGTACGACAGTGAGTGCCGCGCTGATCCCGCAGACTTCACGATCGCTGGAACCGTCGCCGCTGTGTCCGGCACGACGTTGACTGTTACCGGCTTTGACTCTGTCGCAAACGAATGGCTGAACGGAGGATGGGTCGAGAAACTGGACGGAGAAGGCCATGCTCTCCGAAAAGCGATTGTCTCGCACACGACAACCTTGGTGGAAGTCCTCGGAGTGACCTACGGCTTCGAGGTCGGCGACCTGGTTCAAGGCTACGCCGGCTGCAACCGGACCCCCACGGACTGTGCGGATAAGTTTGACAACCTTTCCAACTACGGCGGGCACCCTTATCTAGCGGGAAAAAGCCCGTTCGACGGCGATCCGGTGTTCTAATGTGGGAAACAGTCCTCATATCGATCGCCATCTCCGTTGTGTCGATGGCGCTGTCGTCTCTTTTGGCCAAGCGTCCGCAGCAGCAAGGGGTCAACCCTGCTGCGTTTGACGAGTTCGAATTCCCCCAATCGTCGGAGGGAATGCCGCAAATAGTCGTCTTTGGTGACGTTTGGCTGAAAGATTGGCACGTCCTGTGGTACGGGAACTACCGCACCGAGGCCCTTGTGCACGGGTCGATATCGAAATGACCTATGTCCACATTCGGCATGTTCGCGCGGCTGGGATATGTTGTCGGGGCGCCCGAGAGTGGTTCGGCCGGCAGGAAGGCTTGACTTGGGCCGAATTTCTGGACCGCGGCTACCCCGTTGAAGCGATTCGCGCCCGTGGTTGTGCGATAGCAGATCGGGCTGCGAACAAGGCCGAGGAAGAAGCGGCCAATGGGCGGTAAAGTTGGAGGCGACGGGCAGGTAAAAGGGTATAAATACCTTTTTTCAATCCTGATGGGGTTGTGCCGCGGACCGGTCAACGAGGTGGTCGAGGTTCGAGCGGGGGATAGAACCGCTTGGACGGGCGCAGCGGACGACAATCGGACCGTTCAGATCAACTCCCGCAACCTGTTTGGAGGAGACGACAAAGAAGGAGGTCTTGTCGGCCAACTGACTTTCCACCAAGGCGCCGCCAACCAAGTCTTGGAAGACGGGTTCGCCCGTGCGACTCTGACGTTCTCTGATCAGCCGAATGTCGGGGACACGGTTACGATTGGGACTACGGTTTTTGAGTTCGTCCCTTGGGCGGCCCCGCCGCCAGACGGGACCAGTTCCGAAGGCAGCGGGCCGGACGGCGGCGAAGCGGAGGGGTAGTGCCGAACATCGAAGTCATGCTGGGCCAGACGACAGTCGAAACGGCGCAAAATCTGCGCCGGTCGATGAACGTCGCGCAGGGGGAAACCAATGTCATTGTCTCCGGAGACGTTCTGGTCCTGACATTGGAGTCGATGACGCAAGGCCCTGCTGGCGCGGGCACAGTGGTATCGGTGTCCGGCGCTCAGCCTGTTGCGTCCCATTCAACCCTGCAGAAAAACAGTCGAATTCGGACGTTGATAGGCGATCCAGTTTCAGAACTACGCGGCGTACTGACCGCGTTTTACGACGGCACGATCGGGTCGAATAACCCCTACCCCAAACCGTGGGCGTTCCGGGTTCGACGGTGGTCGGCCGGGTGGCAGGGCGGAACGGCGTGGTACGCAAGCCGGGCGCTGATCTCCCTGTCCGGTGGGGCGATCAAAGCGATGAACCCCGCGCACATTGTGTACCAGTGTTTGACGGATCGCGCCTGGGGCCTCGGTGTGCCGGCTTCACAGTTGGATGAAGGGTCCTTCTACAGCGCGGCAAACACGCTGTACGCAGAGGGGTTCGGGCTATGTCTCGCCTGGAACCGACAAACGGACATCGCCAAGTTTCTCTCCGATGTAATTAATCATGTCGGGGGAGCATTCTACACGGATCGCGCAACCGGGAAATTCGTCCTCCGTTTGATTCGGTCCGATTACGACCCAAACGATCTGCCGCTGTTCGACTATAATTCTGGTCTGTTGTCGATTTCCGATGACGACAGCACCGCGGGCCAGACCAGCCACAACGAGGTGATCGTCAACTATCACGACCCGATCAAAAACGAAGCGCGGTCTGTCCGAGTGCAAAATTTGGCGGCGATCCAGTCTTCAGGCGCCGTGGCCAGCGTGACCGTTGACTATCCTGGCATACCGACGGCCGACCTGGCGGCGCGTGCGGCGCAACGCGACCTCAGCGCCCAGACCGGAGGCCTTCGGCGGTTCAAGCTGACCTTCGACCGCCGAGGCCGGCAGATCGCACCCGGCAGCGTGTTCCGCATCAGCGTCCCTTCGCGCGGCATTTCCGACATGGTTATCCGCGCAGCGGCGATCGAAGACGGACGAATGACCGCTCCCACGGTTACCGTGACAGGCCTTCAAGACGTGTTTGGACTGCCGGCCGTGGTCTACCTGGACGAAACAGAAGGCACCTGGATAGCGCCGAACATCGGGGCCGCAGCGCCGGGAACAAGGCGCTGGAGAGAAGCGGACTACAGGGCCGTGGTCAGGCAACTCAGCCCGGCGGATTTAGCGGTCCTGGCGCCGGACACCGGTTTTGTGGCCATGGCCGTAATGCAGCCGACCCCTTTATCGCGGGATTACGTATTGGCAACCGCGGCCACGGGGGAGGAGTACGTCGAACGAGGCGCGTTCGCCTGGTGCCCCACTGGCCGACTGTCGTTTGCCCTTGGCGTTTACGCCGAGACGATGACGCTGCAAGAGGGGGCGTCAGGTCTGGATTTATTGGGGGTGGTGCCGTTCACGGCTTGGATTGGCAGCGAGACCGTGGCTGTTACGGCTTACGACGCGTCCACTCGGGAGTTCACCATTTCTCGCGGCGTGGTGGATACTGTGCCTCTTCCGCACAACGCAGGAACGAGAGTGTGGTTCGCCGACCCGGCAACTGGATCGGACGCGCGAGAGTACGCTTCCGGAGAGACAGTACGGCTGAAGGCGTTGACACGATCCAGCGGGGCAAAACTCCCTTTGGAAGACGCCTTCGAGGACGAAGTTGATATCGTCGGCCGGCAGGGTCGGCCGTATCCTCCAGGCAACCTCCGTGTCAACGGCGAGCGGTTCGCCGAGGGCGCCACGGTAACCGGAGAGATCGAGATAACCTGGACGCATCGTGACCGCGTACTGCAAGCCGACGTGTTGGTGCCGCATGAAGATGCCAGTGTCGGGCCTGAAACAGGCACCACCTACACGATACGACTGTACGACGGTCCGACGTTGATCCGCACGGCTTCGTCGATATCCGGTACATCTTGGACCTACACCGCTACCATGGCCTTCGAGGACGGAGCCTTCTCGCCTAAGACGTGGGAACTGGAATCGGTTCGAGACGGATTTGTATCCGCGCGCCGATATCGTTGGACCGTCGATCACGAGATTTTCGGCTATGGTTTTTCGTACGGCGTGAACTACGGGAGCGCAGGCGCATGACCGCGACGTACAACCTCTTTGTGCGGCAGGGCCAGGACTTCAGTCTTCAAGTTCGATGGTCGGAGGACGGCGAGGTTGTCGACCTGACCGAATGGTCTGGCTTGATGCAAATCCGTGCTGGGTCGGCGGCCGGAGCCGTGATCTTTGAGGAGTCCGGCCCTGCAATGGATGCTGAATCGACCTTTGTGGTGGACATTCCGGCATCGGTGTCTTCTGCCTGGGCGGTTTCCAGTATGTTCCCAACGGTTCAGATCGCAGGTACGACCTGGGTCGATCTTGGCGCCTATGACGTCGAGATTGTGTCCCCAGGCGGACAAACGATTCGGCTGGTCGAGGGCCGTGTAATGTTGTCTCCAGAGGTGTCGCGATGACGGAAACCTTGATCGAGATCACGACCGGCGTACGTGGTCCCACAGGACCGGCCGGCGGCCCAACCGGCCCGGCAGGCGCGACAGGGGCGACCGGTCCAACCGGCCCGGCAGGCGCGACAGGGGCGACCGGCCCAACGGGGCCGGCCGGGGACGCGGGTGTTGCCGGTCCGACCGGTCCAACCGGCCCGGCAGGCGCGACAGGGGCGACCGGCCCAACGGGGCCGGCCGGGGACGCGGGTGTTGCCGGTCCGACCGGTCCAACCGGCCCGGCAGGCGCGACAGGGGCGACCGGCCC